CAATTTTGAACCTGGAGAAGATGAAAGCGGTGTAGATTCTTGTCATAAAAGATTTCATAATGAGCCTTTTATGTTTTTAGTTAAAAATACACATAAAGGTTCTTATGCAATGGGAACTCAAGTTGGTTATCCTAAGATAGGATTTCAAGCAGAATTTGATAATAATGGGTTCTTAACAAAGGCTCATGATGGTACTGGAGACTATACTGCAGGGATGAGAGATTTAAGTGAAAATAGTGTAAAATATGCTATGCCTAGTAGTTTAGGAGATTCTCG